GCCCCTGCTACGAGGTGACCACCACCGACGGCCGCACACTCGTGGTCGACGGCGAGCATCTGTGGACGGTGATCGACAAGCGCCGCGAAGTCTCCAAGACCGTCAAAGGTAAGCGGACCCGCTGGTTCGAGGAACGCCTGATGACTACCCAGGAGATGGTCGATGAAGGACTGAGCCGCTACGCCGAAGGGTCGCGCACCTCGGTCACCGACGGCAAGAAGTACCAGACCGACGAATACCGCTTCGTGTTGCCGCGTCAGGAATGCGTTGACCTGCCGGCCCGTGAGCAGACGATCGACCCGTACCTGCTGGGTGCATGGCTGGGCAACGGTACGACCAAGGCTGCACAGCTCACGATGGGCGAGCAAGACATCGAGCACTGGAAATCGGTGCTCGATGCCACCCCGTACGGCGTGAGCTATCGCCGCGATGACCACGGCGGCAGTGTTCGATGGAGTATCGGTGTGTCCGGCGGGTTCTTGCCTCAGCTGCGTGAGCTGGACGTTATCGGCAACAAGCACGTCCCCGAGAACTACCTGCTCGGCGATGCCAGCCAGCGCCTGGCGCTGCTGCAAGGGCTGCTCGACACCGATGGGCACATCACCTCCCAGCACGGAACCATCGAGTTCGTATCCATGCTGCCCGGCCTCGCCGAAGACGTGCTGTTCCTGGCCCGGTCCCTGGGCTGGCGGGCCACCCTCAAAGAGGGCAAAGCCAAGCTGGACGGCAAGGATTACGGCACCAAGTTTCGCGTCACGTTCACCCCGAAGATGACCGATCAGTTCATTCCGTTCCGGCTGCAACGCAAAGCCGACCGCATCACGGCGAGAGACGGCGGCAAGGGCCGACACACCGTGTCGATCAAGTCGATCGAACGGGTCGCCACCGAGCCGGTGCGCTGCATCAAAGTCGATTCACCAGATGGGCTGTTCCTGGCCGGCCGCGACCTGGTCGCTACACACAACACCCACACCGTCGTGTCCGTCATGTTCGGGCTGTGCATCGAACATCCCGGCCTGCTGGCGATCTGGACATCGCACCACGTCAAGACCAACTCCGAGACGTTCCAGGCGGTGCAGTCCTACTGCAAGCGGGAACGGATCAAGCCCTTCATCAAGAAGGTGTACCTCGGTTCCGGCGACGAGGCTGTCGAGTTCGCCAACGGCAGCCGCATCTTGTTCGGCGCCCGCGAACGCGGCTTCGGCCGAGGCATCCCTGGTGTCGACGTGCTGATGTCCGATGAGGCGCAGATCCTCACCCAGCGGGCCATGCAGGACATGCTCGCCACCATGAACACCTCCCGGTTGGGCCTGCACATGTACGTCGGCACCCCGCCCAAGCCGACCGACAACTCCGAGATGTTCGTCGCGATGCGCCGTGAGGCGACCTCCGGCGAGGCCACCGACATCGCCTGGATCGAATGCGGCGCCGACGACGATATCGACGACATCGATGACGTCGAGCAGTGGATGAAGGCCAACGCATCGTGCCCGCACCGCACCCCGGTGGTGTCGATTCAACGCCTGCGGCGCCGGCTCGATGACGACGGTTTCCGGCGTGAGGCGCTGGGCATCTGGGATGCCACCACCGACGGCAGCGCCTTCGATGTCGATGCCTGGTCCCAGCTGGGCGATACCGGCGTGGACACCCCGCGCAGCGCCGCGCTGGTCATCGACTTGAGCCCTGACCGCAAGCACTGCTGGATCGGGGTGGCTGGCGAAGTCGACACCGACAAGGGCGAACGGGTGCTGCTGATGGCGATGGAGACCACCGCGGCCACGGCGGTGAAGAGGGTGCAGGAGTTGGTCGAGGCCCGCGACATTGTGGAGGTGGCGATCACCGGCGGCGCGGCGCGCGCGCTGGAGCCCGACCTGGTGGAGGCGGGGCTGGAGTATCAGAAGCTGTCCCCGGCCGACATCGCCGCCTCGTATTCCACGCTGCAGGAGTCGATCAAGAACAAGACGATCGTGCACGGCGAGCAGTCGGAGCTGACGATCGCGCTGCTGATGACCAAGACACGGTTCCTCACCAGCGGCGAGTCTGAGGTGTTCGACCGGCGCAACTACAGCGCGAACCTGTCGCCGGCGGTGGCGTGCGCGTGCGCACTCTTTCGCTGGGGGCTCAACGCGAAGCCAATGCCGGTGTTATTGTGAGTCCCCACGGTCCTGTAATATGGGGACTTATGAGTGATTGCATTCCGTGGCCTGATGATCACATAGGGCCAACAGGGTATGGCTGGGTCAGCTACAAAGGCAGGGTTGTCGGCGCCCATCGAATGGTGATGGGCTTTCCAGATGGTCAGGTTGGTCACGTTTGCCATGACGAGGCCGCCCACCGTGGCGAGTGCACCGGCGGTTCAGGATGTCTGCATCGGCGGTGTGTGAATCCAGACCATTTGCGCGTGATGACAGCTCAGGAAAACTCTGAAGCCAGTCCCTATTGCCGCGTGGCACGGAAGTTTGATACCCACTGCGCCCAGGGTCATGAGTTCACCGCAGAGAACACAGTCTGGGAATCAAAAGGGAAAGGCTACCGAGGGCGAAAGTGCAAGGAATGCAAGAACCAAAGGCAGCGCAGCAGGTACGTCCCTAAGCCTCGCCGCACCCATTGCACTAAAGGCCATGAGTACACGTCAGAGAACACTCGTGTAAAACCGCGGGGTGAAAGGGTTTGTCGGATTTGCGCCCGTGAGTGGGCCCGCGAAAGCAGGGCTAACTGGTCCGATGATCAAAAGAAACGCATGCGGGAGTACCGACAGAAGCGGCGCGAAGATGGGAAAGAGTGATGCTCGTGTTGCGAAACGCAACAGCTTAGACTCGACCAACAAGAAGGAGGCGATCTGAGATGGGTTTGACCGATTCACGTCTCGACGATTTCCTTCTGCAGGTTGAGGTTCAGTCGGACGGATGCTGGAACTGGATGGCCGGTCGCGTAGGCCGAGGTTACGGAGCCTGCTATGTCGACGGAAAGCAGCGGCCCGCACATTGTCGGTCCTACGAATTGCTGCGCGGAGACATTCCAGAGGGGATGGATCTGGACCATCTGTGCCGGAATCGTCTGTGTGTGAACCCTGATCACCTAGAGCCTGTCACCAGGAGAGAGAACCTGCTACGCAGCCCTATTACCCTGACCGCCCTCAAGGCGGCGCAGACACATTGCATTCACGGACACGCGTTCACCTCGGAAAACACTAAGATCCGACCCAACGGAACAAGGCTCTGCATCACTTGTAATCGCAAGCGTGCGCTTGAGCGTGGCCGTCGCCTCCGGGCGACCCAATAGAAGAAGGAGGTGAGTCCGATCGGTTTCTGGTCCAACCTACTGTCAGTCCCCAGCGTGCCCGAGCGGTTCAACGCCAACGGGCCCGATACCGATCGCCGTCCGGGCGATCCCGACATGGTCGACATCACCGCCCTGCAGAACCTACCCGAGGGCCGCGCGCTGCCCTGGATTCAGCCCACCAGCTGGTCGGGCTACCCCGACACCTGGTCGACGCCGAAGTTCAACCAGGCCAAGACCACCAGCCTCATCGACGCGGCCTGGGCGTGCATCGACCTCAACTCGTCGGTGCTGTCCACGATGCCCATCTACCGGATGCGCAACGGCAAGATCATCGACCCGGTGTCCTGGATGAGCAACCCAGACCCCACCGTCTACGGCTCCTGGCAGGAGTTCGCCAAGCAGCTGTTCTGGGACTACCACCTCGGCGAAGCGTTCGTGCTGCCGATGGCCACCGGATCCGACGGCTACCCGATCCGCTTCCGAGTCATCCCGCCGTGGATGGTCAACGTTGAGCTCGGCCGCCACGGCACCCGCGAATACAAGCTCGGCTCACTCGACGTCACCAGCGAGATTCTGCACATCCGCTACCAGTCCACGACCGTCGACCCCCGCGGCCACGGCCCGCTGGAGGCGGCCGCCGACCGCCAAGTCGTGGTCGGGCTGCTGCAGCGGTACGTCAAGAACCTCGCCGAGACCGGCGGCGTGCCGATGTACTGGCTGGGTGTTGATCGCAAGATCAGCGCGAGCGAGGCCACCGACATGATGGACCGCTGGATCGAGTCGCGTTCCAAATACGCCGGCCATCCCGCACTGGTGTCCAACGGCGCCACCCTCAATCAGGCCCGGCAGATGAACGCCTCCGAGATGACACTGCTGGAGATGACCCAGTTCTCCGAGGCGCGGATCGCGATCCTGCTCGGCGTGCCCCCATTCCTGGTGGGCCTGCCCGGCGCAACCGGCTCGCTGACCTACTCCAACATCGAGCAGCTGTTCTCGTTCCACGACCGATCCAGCCTGCGGCCCAAGGCCACCGCGGTGATGTCGCGGCTGGACTCGTGGGCGCTGCCTGCGCCGCAGACGCTGGAACTCAACCGCGACGACTACACCCGGCCTAGCCTGGCCGACCGGGCCAACGCCTACAAGACGCTCATCGAGGCGGGCATCATGGAACCCAAGGAGGCCCGCGCGATGGAACGTCTCGACGGGGAGCTGGCCGCGATGCGGCTGACCGGCGGCGGCGTCTAGTGCTGGGGGTGGCGATCAGCACGTGCGGCCGGCGGCCGGTGTTCGAGAAGACGTTCCGCCAGTGGCGGCGCTTCATGCCAGAGGGCAGCGTCTGCGTGGTCGTCGATGACGCTTCCGAGGTACCGCTGCGCGGCAAGGAGATCTTCGAGAATGGCTCGCTGTACCGGCTGATCCGCCACGACCAGCGCATGGGTGTGGCGATGACCAAGAACGCGGGCATCGCCGCGCTCATCGAGGCCGGGTGCGATGACCTGTTCCTGGCCGACGACGATGTGGCGCCGCGCGACGCCGACTGGTGGAAGCCCTACCTGGAGTCCAGCCAGAAGCACCTG